CACTTTCTCGGGCGATGTTGTACCCAGAAGAAGCGTACATCGTAAGTCTCGGCGGTCTCGTTGAAATAGATACGAGTATTCTGACCCTTAGAAGACTTCTTCCTCGTTCGACAACTATTCACGAATTGGTTGACATAGTATATCGCATTTCAAACATGATGATAAGAGTTTTTTATGAAACGTTTTTCACGGCATTCATTTTACACGCGTATTCAGATCATCCTATCACCGTGAAGATGTTTGTGTACCCACTCCAGATTTTCATAAACGTTTTTAGTTGTGGAATTTGTCTACTCACATATACGAAGCAAAATCCGGCATTAAAGATTAAAACCTAATGTATTAATATAATGACAGACAAGACCAAACCCAAGCGTAAACCCAATGCGTACATGAACTTCGTGAAGAAGGTTCGCCCCACCGTCGTGAAAGATTTTCCAGACCTGACGTTTACTGAGATTGGCTCTAAGCTCGGTGAGATGTGGCGAGCACTTTCTGATGACGAGAAGAAGAAGTACACCAAAGCTTAAGGATTTGAACCGTTGACAATATAGATGTCCCTGGGAGTCAAGAAATTGTGCTATGATGCTATTGTGCCTACTCGTGGTTCTGATGGTGCTGTGGGATATGATTTATATAGCTCCGAAGATGCCGTGGTTCCGTGCCAGGCTGGCCGAGCTCTCGTAGGAACCGGTATTACAGTCGTTCTTCCACCCGGTGTATACGGGCGCGTGGCACCTCGGTCTGGTCTCGCGGTAAAGCATTGTATCAACGTCGGTGCGGGTGTCATCGATCCTGATTATACCGGTGAAATCAAAGTCGTTCTGTTCAATCATGGCGAAAAAGACTTTGAAATCAAGAAAGGCGATCGTATTGCTCAACTTGTTTTGGAGAGGTGTGAAACACCTCCCATCGAGGAAATTAGTATTGTTGAAGACACTGAACGTGGATCCGGTGGATTTGGATCTACAGGTCAGTAAACGTGTCGTTGCAGAACCAGAAATCTTCTGCTGTAGGCATGAATAAAATACCATGACGCATCGTCATGAAGAGTTTCGCCTTTGTCACGTTAGGGTACGTATATAACAACCATCTTTCCCAATATTCAGCTCGGAAGAAGTCTTCCCAATCTTCCTGAGAACTTTCCGAAATTTTCAACATTTCCCTATGAATCTCACCCTGATCCCTTTCGATTCGCAGCTTCTTAGGAAGGACAGCACCCTTTCTAATAAGTTGTGCACGCATAAGCCTAGGATTACCATGATCCGGATAATGCTGAACACCCCTCTCACCAAAATCAATAGCTCGCTTATTTGGAAGTGTCACTCTAAGTTTATGTGTGATGGATGGACTCGGTTGTAAGATGACGTGCATTAATAAAACATAAGGAAAAAAATAGATGAATACTCATGCTTGAATACACCGCGAGAGATGGTACGGTCATACGTGTGGGACAAAATGCTAAGGACAATGATAATCTCACTATGTTCAGTAGTCCTCGATACTGGTGGATGCATGTCGCGGGATATTCTGGTGCTCATGTAGTCATATGTCACACAGGAGATCTCCCGAAAGAAACAAAGCGAGATGCGATGGTACTCGCAGTGTATCACAGCAATGTACCAGATATGAAAATGTCATGCGTTGATATGGTGCGAGTTGAACAGACTGTATGGACCAGGCAGGCTGGTAAAGTTAAACTTAACGGTGAGGTCATGGAACTCAATATTTTTATGCGACGTGAAAAGGAACGTTTGGAAAGGATCTTAAAAACGAAACGGGTGGTAACATTATAATGAGTCACCAAGATTGGACACCGGTCGTCATCCATGGAAAGGTTGCTAAGCCCTCACCTCAACCACACCGTGAAGTGACGAAGGATCAAAAATTGGAACGTGAAGAGTTGGGAACACACAAGAAAGTTTCACTTTCCGTGGCAAAGATGATTCAACAGGGACGTATTGCTAAAGGTTTCAAAACACAAAAAGATTTAGCAATCGCGGTGGGTGTGAATGCGAGTATCATAGGTTCTTATGAGTCGGGTCGAGCTATTCCAGATCCGGCGATTCTCCAAAAGTTGCGAAGAGTTTTGGGTGTCAAGTTTAAAAATTAATATACGATTACATTAATGAAGGTTCTTCCAGTGGGAATCTTTTATCTAGTCGTACTTCACAGACTGACACAGTTGGGTAAGAAGAAAAAGAAGAATGCGATACTATGGGTTTAGAGTAAATCTGTATAGAGTCCAGCGATGTAGTAGACATCCTTGAAGCCGAGTTTTTCCAATTTCTCTGCCGCAAATCTGGCCCGTTGCCCAGTATTGCAGTAGACGAGTAGACCTTTTTTAGGAAGTTTAGATGTCGACTTCTTGGTTATTTTGTTGACTGGTATGTGTACTGCGCCAGGATAATGCCCGAGACGCCATTCCGCGTCGGTGCGTACGTCGATAACGCGTTTTATTTTTCCCGATTTGATGAGCTTTTTTGCTTTTTTTGATGCGATGAGTTGGCTTCCACTCATGGTATAAACGGTCAGGGCCCCGAGTCCACCGAGAAGCAGGTACGGTATCATTTACTCTAGCTGGACATTTAAAAAAGTCTTGTGGTTGAACAAAAAAGAGTGACTCCATTTTGATCCGAACTCTACCCATTTGGGTCTGACTTAGGTATAAAGATTACAATACTAGAAGTATCAGTATGAACAAGAAAACAGCTGATGTGTCCACTCGTCTCACTCCTGTTGAGTATACTAAGCGTTCAATGGATGCCCGTGTAACCGCAACGAACAAGGCACTTGAGAATGAAAAGGTTCGATTCAAGTCCACAAACGACCCCGAAAAATTTAAGACATTCCTGGAGGATCGTCTTGAATTGTGGCGGTCCCTGAAATTGGGGTCTACCGACAACACTCGTCTCAAGAAGGGATACACGACTCGCTACTTTGAGCGCATGTTTGATAAGACGAATGAAATCTTAGCAAACCTTGAAGCGAGCACTGATTAAACGAGCTTCCTCCCATCGTCCCGACTGCTGAATGATAAGATGTGTACTCGGTTTCATCTTCGAAAGTGAATACCCCTCTCTTAACCGCTTGAATGCATATTCGAGCGTTTTATTATTTATACCGGCACGACGAGCTTTGTACTGACGCGTTTCATTTTCCGCCGTGATAGCACGCTTTTCCGCCTCCATCACCTTTTCTTGAAGACTTGAAATGATGAGTTTTTGTTTTCTCGACTTCATATCATCCGTCCGGTTTCGGAGCTTATCCTTCAATTCCGCGATGATCACTTTCTGTTTCCTGATTTTTGCATTTTTCTTCTTGACGACCTTGTCGATTTCAGGTCCAAGATCAATGACGAACTTGGACGCCTTACGGGGTCGTGAGGAAGATTTAACCATTTTACATAATTTTTTACTAATCTATGTTTTACTTAGTTACCGAAAGCGACACCAGCCATACCATTCTTCACACGGAGAATGTTATAGTTGACCGCATAGACACGAACCATGTTACCGACACGAGTGCCACCAGTGAGGGAAAGCTTCGCGTTATCGATGCGCGAGAAGTTAAGGGTACCGGTGGGTTGCGACTTGTTCATAGTGATGCAGAATGGCCACGTGAATGTAGACACGGTGCTGAGTGCATCTTGGGGTAGAATGGAGCAGTGCATCTCTGGCACGACGTTGTGGTGGAAGGTCGAGGACATATTCTCGAAGAGGGGTGTGCCGTTGATGTAAAGAGTGGCGGTGTCGAAAGACCAGTTCGTGGACCACTTGTTCGTATCAGCTTCCGAAGAGACGACGTGGACAGCCTTGACTGGGTGGTTGAAATACGTGAGATCAACCTCCGTATCAGCCGCATTCATGAGCTGATGCTGGGTTTGGGTGAAGAGAATCTCGTGCTCGGTGTTGGTGAAGAATTCACGTTCGGCTGTATCGAGGTACACGTACGTACCATATACCTTGACGTTGCTGGGAGCGAAAGTACCCCCACGGCACTTGACACGAATCTCGACATCGTGGTACTGAAGGGCCACGAGAGGGAGAGACTTGGTCCAATCGTCACTGAAGAAAAATGGGAGAATGTAGTGGTTCGCGGAAGTGGAAGATCCGAGCGCATTCTGGGGGCACTCATCGAGAGTGAGCGCACAAGAAGCCTTGGCTTGAGTATCCTTGTACAGAAGATTGTGAACACCCTGAATGTAAAGAGAGTCGATTTGGGCAACCTTTTGGCCACCGACCCAAAGTTGGAACTCGGTGGTGGTGGATTCGTCCTTGTCGAAGAAACCGGAGTTCGAGTTACCGACACCACCGATATCATCCCCCTCGATCCACACATAGCTCAAAAGATCACCCTTGGACTTGATTGGGATGGTCACCTCGTTGCCACTCGCGAAAGTACCGATGTAATCGAGCCTCTCTGGCTTAATCGCGAAGTTGGTATACCTCTTGTAATTTTGACGGAAAAAACTCACTTCGGGCTGACCAGTGATGTATACATCCTGGGCTCCGACCGAGACGAGGTCAATTAAAGCAGCAGACATTTATTAGTAAATGATATTAAAATTTTCGGTCGATGTATACACAACGAGAATGGGTGTAGAGTTTCAGGCACTCACGTGGGAAACAGTCGACACAGATGATGAACATCTGGTGAGCATTTTTGGAAAGACGGAGGATGGAAGATCTATTTGTGTGACGACGGCATTCACACCGTACTTCTTCATCAAACTACCCGAGCGTGTAACACCACAGACGGTACAAGAAATCTATCATGTTCTTGATAAGAAGTGTCCCGAATGTCTCGTGTCATATTCAATTATGAAGTCGAAAGATGTTTGGGGTTTTCAAAATAATAAAGAGTTTGCGTACATGAAACTCGATTTCAAAAATTTAAAAAGTCGTCGACGTGTTGATTATATCTTGAAAAATGCGATACAGATGTCCAATGGTATGGAACGTTTTAAGGTTTTCGAATCCAACATCGATCCAGTTCTTCGTCTGATGCACCGAACTGGTATTCAATCGACTGGATGGCTTAACTCGGGGGACAGTTGTGTGCGCACACACTTGTCGAAGGTCGATGTCGATCTTTTCTGTAACGACTGGAGAACACTCAAACCCATCGCGCGGGATGATATCGCACCATTCGTCGTAGCATCCTTTGATATCGAGTGTAACAGCTCCACTGGAAAGTTTCCCGATCCCAACGTGAAGGATGATGCCTGTTTTCAAATTGCCATTTCGTTATGTAAATTTGGGAGCGATGAACCATACGAGAAGACGTGCTTGTGTTACAAGAAGACGGAGGGTCCTGATGTCGTCAGCTTTGACACGGAACGTGAGATGCTCGAGGCGTTTCAAAGGTATCTTCATGAAAAGGATGTGGATATTCTCACTGGGTGGAACATCTTCGGGTTCGATCTTGAGTACATTTACACACGGGCGTTCATGGTGGGGTGTGACCCCGAATTTTTCAAACTTGGAAAGTTGAAGAGTCAGGAATGTGAACTGTCGATTAAAAAGTTGAGTTCGAGTGCCCTCGGTGACAACGTTCTTAAACTTTTACCGATGTCCGGACGATTCGTGTTCGATATGTTTCATGAAGTGAAAAAGGGATACAAACTTGATTCGTACAGTCTCAATAACGTATCGAAGTTGTATCTCGGTGATCAAAAGATTGATATGCCGGCGAAGGAGATGTTCGCGCGTTACCGAGAAGAAGATCCTGTAAAACTGGGCGAAGTCGCTGAGTACTGTATCAAGGATACACTTCTTCCACACAAGCTCATGAAGAAGATGTGCATTCTTCTGAACCTCTTGGAGATGGCGAAAGCGACGTGGGTGCCTCTCTGTTTCCTCGTAGAACGAGGGCAACAAATCAAAGTGTTTAGTCAACTCACGAAAAAGGCGCGTGAGATGGGATTCATGGTACCGACGATCCGGTACGGACAACTCCCCGAAGAACCATACGAAGGTGCGACGGTACTCGAAGCACAAAAGGGTGCCTATTACACACCAATCACGGCACTCGATTTCGAGGCACTGTATCCATCGATCATGATGGCACACAATCTCTGCTATTCTTCATACGTGATGAATGAAAAGGATTATGGGAATGTACCTGGTATCGAGTACGAGACGTTCAAGATTGGTGATCGAACGTACAAGTTTGCACAGGATGTCCCGAGTCTTTTACCAGCCATTCTCCTAGAGCTCAAACAGTTTCGCAAAAAGGCGAAGAAGGATATGGCGTCTGCGACTGGATACATGAAGGAAGTGTACAACGGTAAGCAGTTGGCCTATAAAATTTCGATGAACTCTGTGTATGGTTTTACAGGTGCCGGAAAGGGTATTCTCCCGTGTGTACCCATCGCATCGACGACGACGTTTAGGGGTCGGGCGATGATCGAGGAGACGAAGAACTACGTCGAGAAGAACTTTCCGGGTGCGAAGGTACGATATGGTGATACCGATTCCGTCATGGTTGAGTTTGATGTCGGTGACCGTAAGGGGGAAGAGGCGATCGAGTATAGTTGGGAGCTGGGTGAACGCGCCGCGGAAGAGTGTTCCGCCCTCTTCAAAAAACCCAATAACCTAGAGCTCGAGAAGGTCTATTGGCCATACTTTTTGTACTCGAAGAAACGATACGCGGCGAAGTTATGGACGAAGGGAAAGGATGGGAACATGAACATGGATTACATCGATATTAAGGGTCTTCAGGTTGTTCGGCGGGACAACACGCCTCACGTGAGAGAAGTGTGTAAAGAACTCCTCGATGTCGTGTTGACATCCAGTGATACGGGTCCTCCGAAGGAACTTGCTAAAGAACGTGCGATTGAACTTCTATCTGGGGATGTATCTAATGAGAAGTTGATTCTGAGTCAGTCACTCTCGGATAGTTACAAAGTGAATGGTCACAATGTGTCGATCACGAGTCCTGAGAGTTGTAACATCAATCAGGCGCATGTACAAGTTGTCAATAAAATGCGAGCCCGTAAACCCGGATCTGAGCCCCAATCCGGTGACCGTGTACCGTATCTTCTCACAGACACGGGTGACCCCAAAGCGAAAGCCTTTGAAAAGTCGGAAGATCCCAAGTATGTCGAAGAGAATAACATCCCCGTGGATTACAAGTACTACTTCATCAACAAGTTTTTGAATCCGGTGTGCGATCTTCTGGATCCACTTTTCGAGAATACGAAGCAAGAAATCTTTGGTGAACTGATTAACCAGTGTAAACCACCACCTAAAAAACGCGAACCATCACTCGCCGGTATGAAAAAGGCGGACCTCGTGGAGGAATGTAAGCGTCTCGGTCTCGAGACATCCGGAACCATCCCAGATCTTAAACTGCGTATAAAAAATGTAAGGGCACCTAGAGAAGAAAGTGTCGAAGACTTATTTAAAAAATATGAACAAAGGAATACTAAGGAATGAACTTTCGAGACAAAATTTCAGAAGTGATTGAAGAGGAGTTTGAAAATCGCATCGATACCGTTTTGAGGCATATGCCAGAGATTATCGCGAACAAGTACCAAATCAGATTGGCGTCCCTACTCAAAGATATCCCGACATTCTCGACAAATCCGGTCTGTAGGGGAACGAAACCAGATGGATCTAGGTGTACATTCAAGGGTACATACGATGGGTACTGTGGTAAGCATCAAAAACAGGGGGAACAAATTAAGCAGAGAACACATAACACTATCATCAATGGGCATACACATGGACCAGGGTTTAGAAATGTCGTCGGATGTCCGGGTTGCGAAAAATCTTCATCATCGAAGGGACTTATAGATTTGGACTCTATTATTGATAATGAGTAAAACAGATATTCTGCTAACATCAATAAATTCATTCTACAACGAAGAGGACAATCGGTCCAAATTACTGAATATACTAGACAAATCAAGTGGTATTTCACTTAGAAATCTTGAATGGTTCATCACCAACTATGCGAAAAAGAATCATACATCCTATAAGACGACTGATGGTAAGATTTTCACTGTACACTATGCCTATAAATCAAGTCTTGACGGATACAGTAAGAAACTTTTTGACCCCTTCTGTCGGTCAGAAAAGTTTGCGTATACGGTTCCGGGGACATCTCATGAAATTCATACAACCCTAGCACAGTTGAATTTCATCAAATGGTGTATCAAGAATAAAATCATAGATTACATTTCGACTAATAAGACCACGTTGTTTAGTAAGCAGTCGGCTGAACCCGACCACCTTCAAAAATGAACGTTTGATACCCCGTGTAATACATGTGTAGGGCGTACGTATTGGAAGACACGTCCACCTTTGTCGTATCGAGGTTCACTTCGATGTTTGTTTTGTCGGAACGAATCTGACTAAAATCCAAGCTTCCCGATGGCTCCACGTTTACTGGATTCATCGAGAAACTATATGTATAGATATTCCTAATAGGTCTCGGTAATCGCATTCGGTATGGAATGAGGTATTTGTAATAATTGTGATTGGTGTTTGTCACATTTGGTAATCGAGTACCGTTTATGTAGAAGCTCGCGTCTTTCATGATGGGGTTGAAGAATGTGAGTTGGTCGTCAAAGTCAACGTTCGAAGAAAAGTTGAAACGATTTTGACAAAAGTAAAGTTCTTCGTTGTTTGTGGGAAGATCAAACACTTGTGTCTGTCCTACACTGTTGTTGAATGTGGGAGAGCCTACGACCAATCTCAGACCATCACTTGACATGGACATAGAACCACCACTCCCGGGACCACCCATTTCACGATGTAACCTATCCCATGCGGGTGTACTGGATATATTCGTGTAGTTGTATGCTCGGGTGCGATTAGAAAGTGGTGTTCCAACTGCAACTCTAGTCCCCGTGTGAGGCTGTTGACCGGACACGATATTACTTGTTATAGCTACAGATGTACCAGCCATTTCACCAGCCACCAATCCATTGATATCTGGACCTATTTGCCCCCACGCATTCAAACTTGTCGAGTAGAAGAATACACTAGCCTGTCCAGAATCTACGCCACCACCATCGTTTTTGGGGGCACCACCGATAATATAGTACCCATCTTTGGAAATATCCACAGAAGTCCCAAATTCATCACCTGCGTTTAAACCATCGATATCAGAACCTCTCTGAGTCCACGCACCACCACTGTATATAAATGCTCTGACAGTCCCCTTACTCGCATCGTGACCCGGTGCACCAATGGCTACGACATAATCAGTTCCACCATTCGTCACCGGATTTGAAAGAGATACAACCTTACCCGAAAGGTCACCGCCACCGGTACCATCCATGTTTAGACCCACCTGTTGCCACCCAGGTCCAATGGTATATGCCCACACCTGTACACGACCCCGGTTCGTAAACCCAACTTCGCTATATTCGGGTCCACCTATGGCGACGTGTGTACCATTCCCAGATAAAGAGATGGATGTTCCCGCCTTAGATCCAATCGTACCCACAATATCCGAACCGAGTTGTACCCATGCGTTTGTTCCAGAGTTGTACTGATACACACGGGTCGTATCTGTTGTTGGAATTCCTACAGCGAGTGCCGTTCCCGTCTCCGATAAAGAGACAGATGTTCCAAGTAGTCCACCATCAGTCGTACCTATGATATCGGCACCGAGTTGGGTCCACACTCCAGATATGTACTTGAAGACACGAACCCGACCCTTGTTCTGATTAACGTTATCTGGGAATCCATTGTTATCTTCATCAACTTGTAATTCATACTTGGGTTCACCCACGGCGATAGTCAAACCATCGGGTGAGATGGCGACGGCGTATCCAGAATCGTCATTTGCGTTGGTACCTATGATGTTAGCACCGATTTGTTTAGGTTCGAGAGCAACACTCTCGTCTTCAATCTCAAACTTTGTGTTTCTCAAAAACCAGTGAATACATTTGACGGGAATATTTGGAACGAGGTTGGTTTGGATCGTGGGATTACCGAGATCACTCACCGTCGTGGGGTGTTTACGAACGATATCTGTCACGATTGTCTGTGGTTCATGACTGAGATACTTACGTTCTTCGGGTGTGACTGTGATTTCTTCTGTGATGAGCTTGAATTCATTCAAAATCAATGTATCCAATGTATCCGTGAAGAATGATTGTTTATGAAACTCGAGTACAAACTCAATCTTCTGTTTATGTACTGCACACACCGGAAAATAGGGCCTGTTTGGTTTATTTGTCGTGTACTCATCACTTGCATATTTTCGACCAAAGAAGAATTGTAACGGAATCATAAGATCCGTTTCGAGTCTAGAAACGGAATCTGTTTTTGTCGAATCATCAAATCCTATACTTCTATTTACAAGAAACCTATTCGATACCTTTTCTGAAAGTTCTAAATACAACTCATCATATATGATTCCCCAGTCACCTTCAATCTTTTCGAGTTCTGTATCATCCACATACATCGCCACACTCTTGAGAATGTGACGACCGAGTTGATCCGCGTAATTACCATTCGAAACACGTGGCATCTTAATACTCAACCATAGGTTACTCAAAAGATCACCCATATTTTGGGGATTGAACTGTACTTTGATCGTTTGACCAAATGGCCAGTTGGGAATCTGGCCGGTATTGATCACATTCTTACTCCTGTGATACTTCCTAAAGTTTGAATGTCTTCTCGTAGTATTTGGGTTGAAGAAAGATTCCTTTGGATCCTTGCAAAGTAAGTACGTGTCTTGCTTTCCAATAGCTTTAAGTGAAATCTTAGCAGCTTCACCCATACCTACTTACTGCTTACATATTTTTAATATCCGTTTTCCACATTGTCACGTGGCTGGTTCTACTCATTTTCTCAAGTTCCACGTTCGCCTGTCTCGCCTCATCCATGAGTGCCTTGACGCGCTCCTCCGTATACTCGACCGTCTTGATGTTGAGTAGGTAGTCCCATGATCCATCAATCTTTGGAAACATCGTGGACATCTCCTTCTCGAGGTCCACCTTCTTCCTCTTGAAGACCACCAACTTCTCTTCGATAACCATGGAGACAAACTTCGATTTGTGTCCACACAATTCCGCCCTCTTTTCGAGGACATCGATGAGGTGTGCTTTACGCTTCTTATAGTGTTCGAGGCGCAACTCCACAAAGTCTTTCAAGATTTCTTCGGGACTCTCGTACTTGTGGATACCCCTGATGGGGTGAAACAGGTGCATGTTGGATGTGTGAAACGTCTTTCGCATCTTGAGGTCTTTGAGAAGATCCTTCCCCGAGTACCCAAAGATTTCAAAGTCCACATCCTCGGTGGTGCTGTTGTTCGTGTAGCTCGTAATCATCTTCTTTTCTGCCAAACTGTCCAGATGCTCCTTGTAATCTTGAGTCCAGCGTCCCGGGGGAAGTTCAGTCACTTTGAGTCTGGAACCGGTATCTCTCCATACACCTTCAGTCACCCAAAGACCTCCTTCATCCCTGAACACTTTACCCTTGAAACCTCTGAACCATGGTTTCATAGGTACAAGCTCCTCACCACCTAAAATCTTCTTGATGTTCTCCTTGATGTCATCAGGGTTGAAGGGTGGAACGTAACAACTGAATCCCGTTCCAATACCCTCCGTCCCATTCACAAGAACCATTGGAAGAGTAGGCATGTAGAAGTCTGGTTCGATCGACCGCCCATCATCATCCAGGTAGTTGAGGATGGCATCATCCTTAGGGTCAAAGAGTTTTCGAGCCTCCTTGGTCAACTTCGTGAAGATGTACCTCGTTTGAGACGCATCCTTGCCACCCATGAGCCGTGTACCGAACTGACCACAAGGTTCGAGAAGGTTGATATTGTTAGACCCGGTGTAATCGTTGGCCAGCTTAACGATCGTCTCAGCCAGAGACACTTCACCGTGGTGATAGGCACTCTTCTCAGCCACGTAGGCTGCCAATTGTGCCACCTTCATCTCATCACGAAGGTTCTTCTGGAAACAGGAGTACATCACCTTACGTTGGGAAGGTTTGAG